GTCTTACAATATTGATACCCTAGTTGAGACAGGAAACTTACCAGAACGTGTTTCAGAATACGAAAGCAATAAAGAAGAGTTTCAAGACTATATGTGGCAAAGGGAGCGTCTTCGAGATACCTACGATTACGTAGAGAAAGATTTGCAGTTTGCTATAGATAATCAACATGAAATAGGTAGTTTTTTTAGGAGCATGTTTAATGAGCGACTAACTTTAACTACAAAAAGAAAAGCCAGAATGACAGATTGGTTTGGAAATATTATTGAGGTTGGTGACGATTACTTTAAGGGTGTTGATGTTTATAATACCAACGGCGTAAGTATAAAAAACGCAGTTATGTTGTACAAATATGGTAAAAATAATTTAAAACTATTAGAGGAAATATATGCCAGACAAAAATAACCCCTACAGGCAGAAGGCTAAAAGATTAGTACCTCAAGGTAGAACCTCTAAGAGGCTTTCAGGGTTGACTCCTGATGGGTTGAGAAAGAGAGTGCTAGATGCCCTACCCTTGTGGGAATCCTACCCTAGATGGTTTAGAAGAGTATTAGTTTTATTACCTACTCATGGTGATTTATATTCGATTGCCGAGGAATTAGGAATGCAGTTGGATACATTGAGTGGCATGATTGACAAGAGACCTACATTTGGAAAGCTTGTTAAGTACGTAAATGCAAATGGACACTACCCTGCTTGTGCTTCAACCAAGGAATTTTTAAAGCATGCCAATCTAGTTGAGCACTATGCCAATGAAAGCACAGTCTCTGCTGTGATACACTTAGAAACCAATGCAGGACAAGCACCGATTAATCACAAGATTGTCGAAGCTGCAGGATGGTTTGCAAATATTGAGAATGATACCGAAAGAGTTAGGTTACAACAACAACATTCGAGGGATAAGTTTGAGCAAAATATAGGAGCTCAATCTGTTGTCGAGGAAGTCGAGGAAGGGTTGCAACCATTTGTGCGTGACATCAACCCAGAGGAGATAGATGGCAACGAAGAAGAAAGTAAAGTTTCCAAGGAGACCAGCACTAAATAAAGGGGTTCCGAAGTATACACCTTCACCTTGGCAAGAAGCATTGCATAGGAATCAGGCTAAACGTAAATGGGTATGGGCAGGTCGTAGAGCAGGTAAAGGTAGAGCAGCCATTCAGGAAGCTATATCCACAATCCTAGAAGCAAGCAAGACTAAATTTATTGTAAACGGAGAAGACGTTACAGATACGTTAGTTCCTGATATTCACATCTGGACTGTGGCTCCAACTAAAGCACAGATGCGTCAGGTATGGAACGAGATGAAAGCTTATATTCCTAAATACATGTGGAAGGGGTATGACGGAAGAGCCGGTGGTCGTGGTGGAGCATGGCACGAAGATGAGTTCTACGTTGAATTAGAAGTCAGGACACCTAGTGGTGGCTTTGCTTCTGACACAGTGCGTAAGAGCGTATTGTGGGAGCTAAGGTCTGCTGATAATCCTGAGTCACTTCAGACTGTGGGGTTAGATTTTTTACACATTGCAGAATCACAAGACGTAAAGAAAGTAGCTTGGGACAAAGTAGAGTGGGTAACTGAATCACCCGGCAGAATGGGAAGAGTCTTTGCAGAAGGCATTCCCCCTATATCAAGATCACACTGGTTCTCCAGACAATTTATGTATGCAGAGAATCACCCCTCACTACAAAACCTTGCAGTACGTGCTACAAGTTTTGACAACATGTACCTAACGGAACAGCAGAAAGATAACATACGAGAGCAAAAAAATACCACTACACAATGGATCTGGGAAAGAATGGTAATGGCAAAGCAACCAGATGTAGGTGGTGGTTTCTTTGGTAAAGTTGATGAAGCTGCAGTTGGAACAGAGCTTTCAAGACCAATACCCGGACACAAATATGTAGCAGGACTTGACCTTGGAAAACAGGTTGACCCGACTGTATTGATAATTAAAAATAGGATTACACGTGAATCTGTGTACAGCATGGAAATGTTAAAAACAGATTGGGTTTTACAAAAAGAAACAATCATAGCTGAAACTGCAGCTTGGGGTTGCGAGACTGTAATGATGGACTCATCAGGTATGGGTGGTGATGTTTTGTTTGATGAGCTTTTAAATCTCGGAGTCCCTGTAATTGGAAAGAAGTTTACTCCTCAAACTAAATACCAATTATTCCTTAATTATGCTGTAGCACTACAAAATGGAACTGTCAGATTCCCTCCTGATTGGGCTAAATTGCGTAGTGAGCTAGATGCAATAGAGGTACAACAAGCAGGACTCGGCTATACCTTTAGGCATCCCAACTCTCAGCATGATGACTGGGTGGACTCCGAGGTACTTGCACTTATGGCTTGTGACCCGGCAGACACGTATGATGATGACTACGAACCCATACAAAGTATACGTACTGTTGAACCTTTGACAGATAATGGTGTATCATACACGGGAGGTAGGTTGTTGAGGTGGAGACGGCAAAGAAAAGCAAAACAACTACAAGAATTACGAAAAGTGACAGACATAAGCACACAACAGGAAAGCATCTTACTTGATGCACTGGAATAAATGGTCAACGGTTACAGAGTAAATAAAAATGAATCGGAGTCTGCAGCAGAAGAAACAATAGATTTACTTTCTGCTCCTCCACTACACGAGCCACAACTAAGTGAAGCATGGGTAAAGACACAGCTTTCACGAGGTGGAGCTGCAGCAATGTTTGAAAAATTTTATGACAACTGTGCAGAAGCAGATGAATTTTACTTGGGAGAGTTTGACTACTCAGTCCCATTGGGGGGAACTAAGGTTAATTTGGGGACATTTCATTCTATCATTGAAACCTTAGTTGCCCACGCTTCTCCAAGATTTATGGATATAGATGTACCTGCTCCTAGTCCGAGAGCACAAGCAAGAGCCGAATTGATTGAGAAATTTTTAAATGGTGCACATCACATGCTGGAGCAAAGCACTCCAGTCAAAAGAGAAATTGTTAAACATCAAGGACTTTATGGATTGTCTTTAGTTAAATTTGAGTTTGCAGGACACCAATGGGGAGAAATGCCTGAACCACCAGAAGACGGTGGAGACATGGCTGAATATGAAAAGCAAGTCAAAGAAATTACAGAAAACAGAAAGTTTAAGTTTCCAATTATCACGGAAGTTATTAATCCTCAAGAGTGTGTTTGGGATACGGCAAGCACACATCCTAGATGGATAATACGTAATTCAGAGATTGATTCTGAATGGGTAAGTGCACACTTTCCAGATTTTGACGGAGAAGTATCAGACGGAAAGATGGAGTTTGCAGAAGTATGGACATCTACTCATGTTGGCTATTTAGCAGGTGGCAGGTGGGCAATGGAGCCTAGAAGGCACGCATACGGAAGAATTCCTTGGATTTTATTTCATCCTCAGACAGGAATTAAAACTATTGGCAACAAACCTGAACACATGTACAGAGGCATAGGTGCAGGTAACTTTGGCATGATAAAAGCTGAATCAAGACTGGCTTCTCAATATTTAGACATTGTATCTAGGAACGCTTGGTCATCTCTAAACTTTAAAGGTCCACGTGGAATGACAGAAGAAGTAATGCAAGAGTTCTCACAAGAACCCGGAGCAAGAAACTATGTGCCACCAAACGTAGAGATAGAACCACAACAAACTGCTGAAGCTCCACAAAGCATACTTCAAGCTATGAGTACGTTGGAAAGAGCAATAGAAGCAAACACAGTTCCTGCAGTTGCAAGAGGAGAAAGACCAACTGGAGCTGCAAGTGGATACCACACTGCTGTATTGGCAGGTATTGCCAGTTTAAACTTTGGTGCTATTGTTGATGCAACTGAACGGGGATTCCAAGAAGCCAATGAAATTATATTAAGAATTGTAGAAAACGTAATTGGTGACACAGTTACTGTATTTGGGATGACGGAAGCTGGAAGCATGGATGCACGAATAAAACCAAACGATATTCGTGGTCATTATGTTAGTGCTGTGCGTCTAACATCTACAAGTCCTGAAGAACAAGAACGAAAGTTGACATTATGGAGAGATACATGGAGAGCAGGATTCGTAGACTGGACTACTGCCCTACGTAAAGCTGGAGTTTCTAACCCACTTGAAGTTGTTGGTAACAGGATTGCAGAAGACTTCTTTAACTTGCCAGACATTCAACAGGCATTCTCAGCACTTGCTGCACAGAGTTTACCTATACTTCAACAGGCAGTTGAGGCTGCACAACAAGGAGCAGGTGGAGTTGATACTGCTGCTATTGCAGAACAAATATTAAATACGCAAGGTGGAATGCAACTACCTAATGCAGGAAACTTCCAACAAGGAAACCAAGCTGCAACAGGTGCTCCCGGTGGTGGTCAAGTAAGACCAGTTATACCCGGAAGCGTAGATGAACAAAATTTAATAGGCAGACAAATGGCAAGTCCACGTAGAGGACCACAGCCAAGCGTAGGTGCAGACGTGCCTCCGGGTCTGGGTAATATAGGAGCATAATGGCTTACAGAAACGATGGAAAATCAATTAAAGGACTCAGCCCAATAGAAGCTGGGTTTGTTAAATTTTTTGAAAGAATGGAAACAGCCTTTAAGCAAGTTAATACAAATTATAAAAACATGGATATACAAAAACCAAAACCTGTCGACCAGAATCCACGGACTCCTGACAGAGATTTTAATACGCCTTTCCAAGGAGGATTCTAATGGGAATGTTTGACTATCGTACTGGAGAAACCCAACAACAGTCTGCTGAAAGAGACAGACTAAGAAGAGAAAGACAGAGGCTTGAAGCTTTAGATGCCGACCAAAGAGCTATAACTGAACTTCAAAGAGCAACTCAAGGATTTACTCCTTTTAATTCAGGAGAAGGTGGAGCTCCTTTGGATAACACTAACCAGATGATACAAAATCAAACATCTAATAACCCTTATGCCTACACAGCATCTATGGATAATAACCAAGATTTTTCTGTTCCTGCTGGAGCTGGAGCATTTAACACACCTAATGACGCAATGCTTGCATTTAAAAATATGGCAAATTCAGGTGTAGATTTTTCTGCTAAAACTACTGACAGAGGTTTAGAAACCCCTCCACGAAATTTTGGTGTATCTTTTTCACCTCTAAATCCTCCAAGAACTCCTGCCCCAACTGATTCAACTCCTGTGCCAATTCAAACACCACAAGAAAGGTTAGAGCAACTAAACCTAGCACAAACTTTAAGAGAACCTTTAATAGACGTTCTTGGTTATAAACTTTTTGGTGCTTCAAGACCTCAATATAAAATTCAAGTTTTAAATGCTTTAGAATCTATAGGATTAAGCAGAGACATAGTTAGCTCTGAAGACCCTGTTGAATTGCAAAATGCAATAAATTTAATAATACAATCAAATATTTTAGCAGACCCAATTTTTGATACTGCAGGAACAGAATTTGCAATTTTTCCGGGAGGACAATCTCAAGAACAAAACAGACTTGAAAGAGCAAAAAATCAAAACCAAAGACTATCTGAATTATTAGGA